AGAAAAAATAGATGCCTACCTATGCTTCAACAGCAAATTTTGATTTATCTATAGACGAGATAATATCAGAAGCATTTGAACGTTGCGGTCTACAAGTTCGTAGTGGATACGATATTAAGACCGCTAGACGTTCTTTAAATTTAATGTTAGCCGAATGGTCTAACAGAGGAATAAATCTTTGGACAGTAAAGAAACAAGAAAAAACATTAGCTGCTAACACAACAAGTCTAACAGGAACAAATTTATTTGGAAGTGGAGCTGATGATAGTCAACAAATTATTGGTTTAACAGACGTAATTATAAGAGATTCAAGTAATAACGATTATTCTACCAACTCTATCAGCAGAGCAACTTATTGGAATTATACCGTTAAAACGACCAGCGGAAGACCAACTCAATACTATTTTGAACGTACGATAAACCCAACACTATATCTATATCCTGCAGCTGACCAAGCATACACTCTAATATATTATGCTCTTGTTCGGATGTCTGATGCTGGCGATTATACGAACAACGCTGAGATTCCTTTTCGATTTCTTCCATGTTTAAATGCAGGTTTGGCATATTACATATCAATGAAAAAAGCGCCAGAGAGAATGCAAGCGTTAAAACTTTTGTATGAAGATGAGTTTAAAAGAGCAGCAGATGAAGATGGAGAAAGAACAAGTATCTATCTTACACCTCAAAGTTATTTTCCTAGTGGCGGAGGTTATTAATGCCTAAATATGCGACCGGTAGATTTGCAAAAAGAATTTCAGATAGATCAGGTCTAGCATTTCCATACAATGAAATGGTAAAAGAGTGGAATGGATCTACGGTTCATGTAAGTGAATTTGAACCAAAACACCCACAACTTGATCCAAGATATCATCCAACAGATCCACAATCGTTGCAAAATGCAAAACCTCAAATAATTAGTGCTAACGTACTACTTGGAATTAATTTATTTGCAGGTAATATATTTAATTCTAATGGAATGATGCCGGTAGAAGACAATAAAGAATTACGTGTAAAAACTCAAGTAGGGACAGTAAGTGTGGTAATATCATGACAACATACACTGAGCTCGTTGATCAAATTAGAGATTACACAGAAACAACATCTGACGTTTTAACCACTACAGTAGTAAACGATTTTATAGAGCATGCAGAAAAAAGAATATTTAGAGATGTAGATTTAGATATTTTTAGGTCTTATCAATTTGCAACACTAACTCAAGGCAATCCATTTGTTTCACTTCCAGGAGCAAATACAGGGGATTTAGCATTTGTTAGATCGGCACAGATATACACAGCTGGAGGAAATCCAGTCAGAGAATACTTAGAGCAAAAAGATATCACATTTATGAATCAATATTGGCCAAACAGAGATTCTGAATCTAAACCAAAATACTATGCAATGTGGGATCAAGACACAATATATCTTGCGCCTACACCAAATTCTGCTTATAATATCGAATTAGCTTTGAACAAGCAAGAAACAGGGTTGTCCTCATCTAATACTACAAGCTGGGTGAGCACAAATGCCCCTAAAGTTCTTCTTTATGCTGCACTTTGTGAAGCATTTAGATTTTTAAAAGGGCCTGACAACATGCTTCAATATTATGAACAAGGCTACCAACAAGCATTACAAGGCTTGCAAATTGAACAACAAGGTAGAAGAAGACGTGACGAGTACTATGATGGTGTTCTGCGTTTTCCTCTAGACTCTAAACAACCATAAGGAGATTATAAAATGGCAATATCATCAGCGATATGCAACTCTTTCAAAAAAGAACTATTGGAAGGTAAGCATAATTTTTCGTCTGGTAGTGGTGATACATTTAAAATTGCATTGTTCACATCATCTGCAAGTTTAGGTGCGGCTACTACGGACTACAGTTCAGCAAATGAAATTTCAAACACTTCAGGGGCAGCATATTCTGCAGGAGGTTTGGCTTTAACAAACAACGGTACATCATTAAGCAGCACGACAGCTTTTGTTGACTTTGCAGATGCACAGTGGACATCAGCTAGCTTTACAGCTAACGGTGCTCTGATCTACAACACCACCACTGGTGCTGGTTCAGGAACTACTGACGCTGTTTGTGTACTAGCATTTGGTGGAGATTTCACAGCATCCAACGGTACGTTCACTGTAACATTCCCAACTGCTGACGCTAACAACGCTATTATTCGTATATCGTAAGGTAAGCTAATGGCTTTTATCCTTAACGATCGGGTCAAGGAGACCACGACTACCACTGGCACAGGTGCAATTACACTTGCAGGTGCAGTAGGTGGCTTTGAAACGTTTTCTGCTGGTATAGGTGGTAGTAATACTACTTACTATGCAATCAAACATCAAACTGCTAACGAGTTTGAGGTTGGTTTTGGAACGTTAAATGGTGGTGCTTCTACTATTACTAGAACATATATAATTAACAGTTCTAATTCTGATGCCGCTGTAGATTTTAGTGCGGGTACAAAAGATATATTTTGTACAATGCCTGCCGCAAAAGTGGGTTTGCCATTTCCACAAGAGTATGGATCTTCAAGCGCACCAAAAATTATTACTGTAAAAGTAGCAAGTAAATCTGGTAATCACCCGTATCAAGGACAAGGGTCAGGTAATGCATACTACTTAGATGGTTTGGAGGCACCAGCCTTAAGATTATCAGGGGTAGATTCTAGTTACAAATACTATTATAGATTTGATGTATCACATTCAAGTAACTCAGGACATCCATTTAGATTCTATTTAGATGCTGCTAAAAACACAGCTTATACGACTGGTGTAACAACAAACCTGTCTGGAGGAAGTGCAGGGGCATATGTTCAAATAGCTGTAGATTCTAACACACCAAATATACTGTATTATCAGTGTTCATCACATGGTTACATGGGTAATCATGTTACTAATATTTCTAATAACATAAATGGTGATTTAACAATTGGATCAAAATTAAAATTACCAACTAATACTGCAAACAAGATATTGGTTGCAGACGGAACAAGTTTTGAAGAAGTTGACATGTCTGGTGATGCAACAATTGCATCAGGTGGAGCACTTACTCTTGCCAATTCAGGCGTATCAGCAGCAAGTTACACAAACTCAAGTATCACTGTTGATGCAAAAGGCCGTGTAACAGCAGCTTCAAGTGGGTCAGCAGGTGCGTCTACTGGCTTTGTAATTGCAATGTCGATTGCGCTTTGATATAAGGATTTAATATGGCACAAGATTTTGAAAGAGTATTTGCAAGAAATATAGGGACTTCAGCTTCCTCGCTACTGACATCTAATTCAGATGATGCCCTTATTGGTATAAGAGTAGCAAACGTTGTGTCACAAACAATTCAAGTTGACGTATATATTTCTACTGGTGGTAATGATTACCACTTAGTAAAAGGTTTAAGTATACCGCAAGGTTCAGGTTATGAGCTCATACAAGATGGCTCAAAAGTAAATATTGCTAATGGCGATGTATTAAAAATTAAATCGAACACAGCATCTTCAGTTGATGCTTGGGTATCGTATATTGATGCAATAAGCACGTAGGAGGTTACATGGGTTACACAGGTCCAGCTAATACAGATCAATTTAAATCCATGTCTACCCAGACGATAACTGGGAATGGATCTGCTACTACATTTACACTTAACACACCTGTAGCAAATTCGTCAGAAATAAGATTTGTTGTAAATAATGTTGTACAAAAACCAGACGTAGATTACACTGCAAGTGGTACACAATTATCTACAGGTTCAAACGTATTAGCAGGTTCGGATGCAGCGTATGTTGTAAATATCGGCGCTGCAGTAGGTTCACAAACACCTTCAACAGGTAGTGTTGATCATACAGCTATTTCATCATCTTTTAATGGCATGTATTTAAACTTGGCAACAGTAACATCAACAGTTACAATAGCTGCAACGCAAAATGCTTTTCTGGCTGGGCCAGTAAACTTTACTAACACCGTAACGGTAGAAGGGACATTGACGGTAATATAATGGGAACTTTATTTGTAGATAAATTAGATCCACAATCAGGAACGTCATTAGAGATTGGTAGTTCAGGGGACACAGTTTCTGTAAACACGGGTGCCACCACGAACTTACTAGGTAATGTAACACTAGGTGCAAGTGGTAAAACTATAACCGTTCCGTCTGGTTGCACTATTACAAATAATGGAACGCAAACAGGTTTTGGTGGAGTTATGACTCCAGCTTTTAGTGCTTATGGTGGTACTCAAAATAGTGTTGCAGATAATACTAACACAATCCTGGTGTGTGGTTCTGAAGTATTTGATAGTGACAGTAAATATGATACAAGCACTTATCGTTTTACACCTGGTGAAACTGGTAAATATTTTTTTCACGTATCTTTTAAAAACAACCAAACTAGTGCAAGACTACAATGTGGTATTTATAAGAATGGAAGTTTAATACCTGACTCAGAAGGAAGAATGGAGCCAGAAAATAATGGACATGGGAACAACACTTACACTGGTGTATCTGGCTCAGCTATTTGTATATGCGATAATACAAGTGATTATTTTCAAGCATATGGTTGGCATAAAGCTGGCTCAACAGAAACTTTTTATTCGGCTCGATTTTTTGGGTATAAAATAATAGAATGATAACAATTTTAAAAGGAGGTCTATATGGCAAGTCTATCAACTAAAGTAGCGCTCTATTGTACTGCGA